CCACCTCATCCTTAGCCTTCGTAATTAAAAGCTGTAGGGCAAATGCATTGGCGTCATCCGATCCAGCACGTTTTTGAGCACGCTCACGTTCTGCCATCGTCAATGGCGTAACCCACATCTCAAACTTGCTGTCGTCTGAAAGAGTAACGACTCTTTTTGTTGCTTCTAAATTTGCGGCTTTTTTGAGACGGTCAATGGCGCGTAATGCCATGAGTTACAACTAATTGTCTTACTACACTAGCACTAAAAAAGCCCCTAACAATGTCAGGAGCCTCTTTATCATCAATCGACTATTAGCTCTTAGCGAAGTCGAATGTAGGAGCTGCAGTTGGACGGAAGTTAATTGATACCGCCTGTGCGTCGTCAGGAGTAACTGAATAACTTGCAGAAGTCAGCACCGCTTCCATTGAAATGGAACGACTGGCTGCATCATCTGGCGTACCAGCTGAAACAATTGCATCCATATACAGCTTGAACGTTGCACCAGCTTGGTTGCGCTGCGTAACGTCTTCAATCAAACGAGCCGAAATGCCGGTGTCGTCATCAGTGAAGTAAACCTCAGCTGAACCTGTACCATCCGCAAAACCAGAGATGAAGGTTCGGAATGGTGCGTTTTGACCCAGCGTGCCGCCGATGCTTGTTACATCAATTTCATCTCGAGTTACTTCAAAGTTCCAGGAACGCACGTTTGCGACTGCTTGGAACTCAGAAAACTTGATCGTGAAAGCGCTGGTGCCGTCAGTCCCGTCGTTTGACAGAGTGAGGACAGCGCCGCCTGCTGTTGCAGAAAACGTTGCTGCTCCAGTAGAAGCGGTGTAGCTCTTGACAAAAACAGGAGTTCCTGCAGCTAGACCGCCGGGGAGGGTGCCCCCGCCAGTGGTAAACGAAACTTTGTCGTTTACTTTGAAGTTCAGAAACGTTCCGACGTTAATCAGGTCGCTGCCGCTAGTTACATCTGCAGCCTTAAAGGTTCCAGATGTGCCAGCTGGCTTGTAATAGAGGGCTCCAGAGGTGCCCGAAAGGACGGTAGCCATTCGTGGTACTGAGAATGGTGGACTTACGGGCGAAACCCGGACTCATATAGCTTAGCGTGTCAACAGTAAAAGATCTAACTCTGTTCTTCTGCAACGAAAGACGTTGTTATACGTCCCATCATGTGAGGGCTTGCTTCTGTTGCTGAAAACGTTGGTCCGTTTATCGCACCAGGGCGAAGATATACCCCTGAACCGTCTCGCGTTGAAGCAGGTAACGCTAAAAGCGTTGTAACCGCAGTGTCTAAAAGCGTTTGATTTCTTGCGGGGCCTTGGCCCTTTTCGCTGTAAACACGGATGACAACAGTACCTCGCGGGTAATCAAGATTGCCCGCAATCGTTACTTCTGTTGTTAACCCAAAAGCAATATTTATTCGGACGTACTCTGTCGTCGTGTTTGCTGGGACAGCAGTGATGTTGTCAAAAAAGACTGGTACTGCTGGTGAAAGATTATTGAAAGCCGTCAAAAGAGGACTTTCAATAGCAGCTCTAATGGCTTGGTAGTTCATAACTGAGTAAACAGATCATCCATTTCAATTGCAACCGCACGATCTAAACCACCCCCTTCAACATACATTGCAAACCAGTCAAGATCTGCAGTCGCACTGGATTCTCCATTAGGTGGACCGCCTCCGATTTCACCGCGATATGACGGAAGTTGCATTGGAGTACCTGTCTTTACTCCTGCTTCAGAGCCAAAACTGCTTTCCGTTCTAGGACGACCGCCGTCACCTTCACGAAATTTTCTACGGCCTAAAGCTGTAGTTGGCTCTTCAGTTGGGCGGAAGAATCCGCTTTCTATAACGTCAGTCGCTTCAGCTGCATACTCAGAAAAATTTGAAATTGTTGTTACTGCTCGATCTTTAACGGGGGCAGAACCCCGAATATTTTGACGACCTGTCAACAAACCAATAGGAAGCTTGATTGGTCTAGGTTCTCCAGGCTGGCCATCACCTTTATACATACGCCCATCAGGTGTTTCAATCTGATATGAATTTGAAAAACGACCTGTCCAGCTTGGTCCTTCTTGCTGCAACTCTCTAATAGTTCTTTTTGCCGCTCTCGACGGGCCAGACACCACAAGAGAAGACCCGATTCGGTCTAAATTGTCTATTAGCTTCATAAGTTGATTCTTTGCCATTACTGGGGCCTCGCAATAATCGTGTGAAGCAAAGGATCCTCACCCCGAAAGCTCAACACATTTAAAATCTTTGCTTCCCTTGTCACGCCAGCTTGTGAATACTGAATGCGATCGGCTTCAGTTGGATAGTAAGAACCCAACTCGTCACCACCAATAATCACCTTGATGTCAGTTGTTTGGTAAAGCCCTTCGCTTTCTCTTGCTGAAACATTGGAAATCAACCCTTTCAGCACAACAGACGTGTCCGCACCAGTCACAGCACCTGTCGCTGGGTCGTAAGTGCGTGGCGTTGTCGTTTTGACAAGCGTGATGTCTTGGCCCCATTCGTCCAATAGATCTTTGGGGATTGACTTAAAAGTGCTGTCTACAAGTGACATCTCAACCCCTCACCATACGAACTTGATAAGAGCCAGACCCTCCAAGACAATAAGCACCAAGATAAGACTGCAGCCAAGGGTAAACGTCGAATACGTTATTGATAGTTCCAGTAGCTTGGCTAGAAGTGTTGTACTTGACCTTGAGGTCTCCGAGTTCGACTTCTTCGTATAACCCCTTATCGCCGGTAGTCCCTGTAATCGCGTCCGTGTCATTAGCCAGCTCAAACGCTAGTAGATATGTAGCTTTTTTAATTGCGTTTGGAATCGCGGAACAAGTCAGTTCTACGCGATCGACATGATAATTATTGCGGGGCCAACTTAAAGCTTGATTTGAATCGCAACGATCACCATAGAAATTCAACGTGTCGATCCAGCTTGTAGCTGAAATTAAGGCACGATTTTTGTTGTCGTCTTGTTTGTTGTCCCACTGCGTTGAGCTTGGGACGGTTTCAAAATACGCGTCTGCCTCCGCCAACGTCACAAAGCTGTTGGCTGTCTCACTCTTGAGTGTGGCGTTGATCGTGGCAGCCATAAGACAATAATAAGGTGGCCCCACCTAATGGTAGGGCCTTTGCTCTGATCAAGATCAGATAGTGCTGGTATCCAGCGGAGAGTTGACAGTCAACTGAACCATAGGAATCAGGTCGATGTCATAAGTGGCAGCCCACTTGTTAGCGGTAGCCAGATGAGCGTTGGTGGGGTTGTCACCAGCGTCAGACCACTTAGTACCCATTACGTGATAGGTGCTGTGGTAATCCACAGAAAGCACGTCTTGCTTCGAGAGGACGTTGCGATCAGCTTCAATCCGAAGCTCTTGCTGCACACCTTCAAGGATGGTGCCTGATTTAATCAGATAGCAATAGAACTCACGTTGGTGACCACCAGTGCCAGGGGCAACGGTGTTCACTGAACTGTCGGTGACGACTCGCATTCCTGCGAACTCACCAACTTCGCGAGCGCCAATGCCTACGCCACCACCACCCCAGGTCACTGCGCCATTCGTGGCGAGTGATGAAGTAGAGAAGGTCAGCATCCCTACCTGATACAGGTAGTAAGCAACAGAAGGGTGAACAATCAGAGTGTCCAGCTCTTCACCACGCTCTCCAAGCTTGGAGCGTGCTTCAGCAACCATGGTTGCACTGAGGAAGTTGACTTCGGTTGCGCCAGAAGCAGCAGCCTTGCCTTTGTCCAGTGCGTTAGCGGAAAGTGCAGTACCGAACAAGCCAGCAAGCTGTGAGAACAGACGTGCGCTGTTCAGCTTGTTGATTGCATCAGCCAGCTGATTGCGAATGTGAAGCATTGGATCTTCACCAGCAGCCAACACTGCAATGTCATCTACGGCATACGCGAAACCGCGATGGCAGATGCTTGCAATTTGAGTGCCAGTACCGATCTTTTGTGGTGTCAAGTAGCCACCGGAGCCGGTGCCCCAGGTAGCTGTTCCATCCATGATCTCCTCAGTTGGAGATACAGGATTGAACTCAGGAACTTGGATGCGAGTACCGCCTGAGCGGGAATCGAGCAGTGAGTTGCGGACAACAGCGCCAGACTTGATAAACAAGCTGCGTTCTTTGATGGCCTCAGACACATAAGTGCTGAGATTATTCCTTTTTACAATGTCCGCGAGTAGGACACCGCCGGAATAATTCTGAAATGGAGCAGCCATTTCTTATTCAGGGATAATGTTTGCGGTGGATCAAGTCACAGACTTGAGATGGTGTCCCACAGGGACTATTTACCAGCCTCTCTCTTGAGCACAGCTGCAAGATCAGGGTTAGTTTCTTCCAACATCATACGTTGAGTTAAGTTCGATGTCGCGTCTGCGTAGGGATTAGCCATACCTACAGCCCCGGCAGTCCCTGTTGATGGCTTAGCTCCCATGCCAGCTTGAGTGCTTGGCTTGAAGTGATGTTCAAAGCCAGAACCAGGATTTTTTAGCTTGGCTAAATAAACACCTAGGTCTTGTTCAACGCCACCGTCAAGAACTTTGACGCTGCCATCTTCAGATTTCTTAAGACCGTTCTGCACTAATTGCAGCATCTGCTCAGCATTAATTGCTCCAGCCTGGCTAATTGCAGACAAGGCAGACGTTTGCATCGCTGCAGTCTCGTTTGAAGTCCGAAGCTCTTGCAATTGACGCTCTAGGTCAGCAATTTGTTGTTGCTTTTCTTGAGCGGTTTTGTTGGCCTCTTCCCAAAGGTCTTTCCATTGACCCTGGTCTTCAAGCGTCTTTCTGCGCTGGTCGTCTTGTTTTTTGTAGACATCGTCAAGCTTGCCTTTGATGCCTTGAAATTTATCCTCGGCTTCACTGGCACGATTTTTCAATGCCTGAATCTGCTGTTCATACGCCGAAACGTCTACAGCAGGAGTTGAAGTCGCAGTCTCAGCCACGGGCTGTTCAGGAGTTGCCACTGGCGTCTCCTGAATGACTTGTTCTTCCATTGTGAAAAGTAGATTTACTCTTCTACTTTACTGCTTTTAGCTTTTTTAGTTTCTTTCTTTGCAGCAGGAGTTGATGACCCCTCTTTTTTGGGAGGATTGATCTCTTCAAAACGAAGTCCCATGAGAGTAGAAGCTATTACGCCCCTACTGTACCTCTGCTGACTGATCTTGCGATTCAGCTGCGTTAGGCAGAATTTCGCCTTGTACCAGCATGTCGCGGAACTCTTCACGATCAATAATGCTGTCCTGGAATAGCTGAGCCATCGCCGTAATGTCTTGACCGATAAGACGCTGAAGGTCAAAGTCGCGGCTAATCTTCACTTCAGGCGGCTCAATACCTAAATAATTAGCGGCTAAGTTATAAGCCTTCTGCAAGCCTGACTCCAGATCCATAGAAACCATCGACAACATTGAATTTGTGTCGATGCGGTCTAACCGTCGTGCGTCAGCTGATTCAGCTACGAATTTTTGTTGGCTAAGCGTGCTGATGCCCAACGTCGCCATTTGTTGCTGTAACTCTTGGATCTCCGCAGATTGCGCTTCAAAAGCACTAGCGGCAGGCTCCACGTAATAGACCTTGTTTCCCGGCTGTGTCGCCATCGCATAGTTCACACTCACAGCCATATCCTTAGTCTGGTCATCCCAGCCCTCAAGCACCAGCATCGGTTGTGATGCGATATGCAAGCTATGAATCAAGTCAGCTTGACGCTGGAAGTGAGCAAGGTTGAGATGAGCAATGTCCAGTAATGGTGGACGACTTGTCAGCGTGTCCGTCTTGTTCGCGTATATGGTGACCAGCGGGACTTGATCAAGTGAATACGGCCCAGACTCAATAAGCTCAAACTCCGCAGTAGCGTCTGATTGGTCAAACGAAGAGGGGTATGGGAAGTTCCCTTGCATCGCTTTGTTTTGCTCTTCTTGCCGATAGACGCGATAACGACCCGGCTCAATGACACGAATCTGGTCATAGACCTTTTCTCCAAATTCACCGTCAGGGACAACAGCCTTCTCGCCAATACGCACTTGCGTCAGGTTGCCGTAATTTGATTCGCGGTCCAAACGCCAGCCATACACTTTGGTTGGGTCAACCTCAATCCAATATGGACGACGATTTAACGCACGATCTTCTGCAAGGCTTCGGGCTTCTGTTGGACCGGGAAAGTCAACCAACGTATGACAATGGCCATAGGTCAGCGCACAGATCACTAGGCGACGTGCATACTCATCCAGATCTGAACCGCAACCATCAACGTCTTTGTTGAAAACTTCTGTCCAATATGGATCACCAACAATATTAATTGGCTTACGCAGAATTAACCCTGCTGCCGCTCGAATCAACCGTTGGGTATATGGCGTGAACACAGCACGATTTACACGCGCTAGATACGCGGAATAATCTTCGCGAGGCTCTAATGGAAGGAATGCTTCGCTGTTATCACGTAAATACTCAGTGCCAGACACCACGGCTTTCATGATTTCCCAGCCTTTCATCTGGTCAATCACTGCCCGTGTTCGGACAAATGGACTGTCAACACTCCCCATATAGGAGCTGCTGACCAAATGGGTCCGAACGAGCCCTGGAACGGAGTAAGTCATGTCATTATTTTAACCGCTGATTAGTTGTTGCAACCCCATCTCCTTCGAGCGGCTTTACCTCTTTCGCCAGTCCAACTCTTGCTGCGGGCACAAAAAGATTTCTTGCGTGCTGCTTCTTTTTTGGTTTTAGGCTTGCCCGTGACAGGTGCTTTTAAATTTGAACCGGTCTCTTTATTATATTTAGCCCTGCCTTTTGCAGTCAGGCCAGCACCTTTACTTGCTGGAAGTTTTTCACCCCGGCCAACGCTAAGGTTTGGCCCCTTTTTGCGTTTTTTCTTTTCAGCCATTACTTCTTCTTTTTGGGTGGCTTTTTAGCGGTTTTAGCAGATTTTTTGAAGTCTTTTGCGGTTGGTGCGCCAGGATCGCCCGCTTTTCTCATCTTTTCACCAGATCCCGCCGCAATTCGCTTCTTTTTAGCTGCAATATTTGCGTACAGTCCTTTTTTCTTCTTGGCAGG